TTGTAAAGGATTTCCCCATAATTCAGAAGATGTTACTTTTCTTAAAATTTTACCTTTATAATTAAATCCTAAATTTAAAAATTCATCATTATTATGTTTAGCTTGATATAAATAAGGCAATCTTATTTTAAATGTATTTCTTGCAGGTATACCTGAACTTGGATTAGTTATTTGATTATTTGCTGCCATATTTTTATTTTTTATTTAAAAATATAAATTGAATTAAATTATCAGGAACCCCAATATCAAAAATAGTATTTCCATAATTATCTTTAATATTTATATCTGCATCAGCATCTAATAAAATTTTAATCATTTTTTTATTTTCTCCATAAGCAGCATAAATTAAAGAAGTATTTCCAGTTTCATCTTGCGCATTTACATTTACACCTGCTTTAAGTAATAGTTTAACAATTTCTATTTTATTTTCGAATGCTGCATCTATTAATAGTAATTCTTTATCTCTTTTTGATAATTTAAGTAAATCTTTTTTTATTTCTTCTTTTGATTTAGGTTTTAAAATATCAATAATTGATTCATATGTAAGTTTAGCTCTCATTCATTTGATCCATTTATTTATATTTCATTTTTAATTTTTATATTAGATAGAACTTACAATAGTTTTATTAATCATTGAATTTAAATCTGATGGAGTTATACCCCTTAAATTAATATTTAGTGAATCTAATTTATTTTTTTCTATTGAATCTTCATAAAATACTCCATTATAAGAAGTAAAACCCCCTCTTATTAATGGATATAAATCACTAACAGGTACTTTATTTCCAAATGCATCCTGTACATTTCTTGAAAGAATAATATCTCCATAATCATCTAATCCATAATTATCACCATAAATATTTAAATTATTTATATCAGCATCAAACCATACTGTAACAGAATCAACACCCTCAATATTTTCTATAATACGAACTAAATCAGATTGGGGAATACGGTCTCTTCTTGTATTTTTTAAAAAATAATCTGATGTTGAAGAAATAACATTTTCTCTTACCACATCTAAATCAAATCCCTCATAAATTATTAAAGTAACATTTAAAACAAACCTAGGATATTTTAAAGTCATTATTGCATTATCAACTGTTATTATTCTTTGTCCACTGTCTTCTATTAAATCTAATACGGCTGTTTGTTCATTTTGTGTTAACAGAAATGAATCTATTGAACAAGTATAATAATTTTCTGCAGATGATATTCTTTTATTTACATCAGGTATTAAAAATAAATAAATGGTGTTATCATCTTTTTTCTGTTCACTCATTGTTGTTTGCCATTTAGTAACTTGATTTAATGCATTATCTAATTCAACTTTTTTATTTATTGATTGTGTAGAGTTTGTCCCAACAGTTGAAACCAATCTTCTATATTGATCATTTATTGTATTATAATTATTTTGTGCTTGAGTATATTTGTCTAATGAATATTGGTCTTCAAATGTAGCAAATCCTGGAATTGCATCTATAACAGTAAACATATTTAATTTTCTTAGAAAGTAAATATAATTATTTGGATTTGCTAATGTAAATGACCTAGACATATGAGGGGCTAATAATCTTGTTAAATAAAGAGGCTCGTCAAGTGTCCCAAATATAATATCATTTATAATGGAAACATTTAAAATTTTATTTAAATCAATTTCTTCTCCATTTAAAGCACTTCCTTTTGTTATAAATTTCCAATTAGTTAAAGCAGATGCTGTTGGAGTTTTAATATTTCCGGGTTCTCCATCAGTTAATAAATATTCAACTAAAATAGTAGAACCTAAACGCGGAATTTGTCCTTGATATCCATTTCCAAAAAATAAATCAATGCCGCCTGTTTGTCCTGTTTTGACCATACAAGATTGTTCTTGAAAAACTAAATCTAAAATAGAATCCTTTATTGTCCATTTTACCCCATCAATATATACATTAACAAAAAAATTATCTATTCCTGCTCCTTTTTTATTTTGAAAATTATATGATTGTAAAGGATCTCCAGTTCCTGTTGCTTGTTGATATTCAATTTTTCCTTGCATTATATTGACTTCAACAAAATTTGTAATATTTGTTAAATCTAAATGAACTTCTTCTGATGGTAAAACAATTGTATATGTAAGGCCATTTGTTGTAGAGCTAATTTGAGTATAATTTGGTATTGTTACTGTATTTCCATAAATATCTATTTTTGTCCCATTATATGTAAACCTAATGGTCCCTCTTGCAGCCATAGCCCTTGAAGGATTATGCCCTGTTATAGATGCAATGCCTTTAACACTTGAAGGCCTTGATGCTGTGTTTATATTTAATTCTGTTATTGAATCTTCATTATAATATAATATCATTCTTCCTAAATGCAAAGTTATTTGTAAAAGTTGGCCCATAGGAGATGCTGTAGTAAAATATTGTCCTACATCTTCATACGTTGCTTTAACAAAATTTATAGCATCCTGATAAAGCTCACTGAAACGAATACGTTGAGTTTTAAAGAATTCAAATCTTGGATTATTTGTTGTTGCCATTAAATTAACATTTATTTTTTTATATATTCAAATAATCTAATCTATCAGTTTTTAAATAAGCTGATTTCTGCTAATTATAAAAATAAAGAATTTTTAAATTACTAGAAGGCCAATTACTTTAGAATTATTTATTGCTATATCTATTACTGCATAATCATAACCATCTGCTTTTCCAAAACTTACTGAAGGAGTTATTTTATAATCTCCAGATTCAGTTATATATTGTGATATTTGTGCTTTTATTTTTTCTTCAATTTCTATTTTGTTTATTCTTGTTTCAAATATTAATTCTTCTATTCCAACTCCAAAATTTAAATCTCCAAGTATTTGTCCCTGTGAAGTCCCTAATATCATTTTTATTTTTGTGATTATTGATTCAATCGGATCTGAGTGTTCCAAAACTCCATGTATGTAATTAGGATCAGATGGATTTCTTGTATAAATATCGCTTATCATTAAATACTTTTTATTTATATATTCCTTAAATTTTCATAGATATCTAAAGAGGGAATAAAAATTAATGCTGATTTAAATGGAGCTTTAAACATATTAAGAAAAGAAACTGGAGATAAGTTACTAAATGTAAAAACTCTAACCAGTAGAGACCAAGCGATTTGGCCAATTAAGGTAAACCTTAATTAATAAGATAATTTCTTAAAATCGTATATTCTAGTGATTAAAAATTTAATATATAAATAAAAATAATTGGTTTAATGAATGAAAGCTATTGATGTTTTTAAACCTAAATCTGAAAAAGAAATAGATAAAAACTTAGAGAATGATCCTGATTATGTTATAAATGATGAAAAGGACGCAACAGAACATTTACGAATGGCAATAAAAAAAGAAAACATTCCATATGTACATTATGCATTAAGACACGGGGGCAGAATAATAGATGAATTTTATAATTTAGAAAATGGAACACAAAATTCAGCTGGAAACATATGGGTTGCTTTCAATGAAAACGTATCAGAAGAAATCATAATAGAGTTACTTAAAACAAAAGAATTTTTAAATTATTATTCTACACGTGAATATTTTAGACTTACCATCTTGGATAAAGTTTTGTATATGGGAATGATAAAAGTTGCAAGATGGTTGTTACAACACACAAAAAATAATGTTAATGAAATATATGAAGTTTTGCAAGAATCACATCAATACACAACAACATTTCACGGTTACAAAGATGTTTATTTTATTTTTGAAGAATGGTGTGAACAACATAAAAAATAACTAGAATATATAGTAAAAATAATAAACCTAACTAAAATAAGAATTTAAAAATATAATAAATTAAAAAATTATGAGTCAATTAACAGGTTATACATCAATAGTTACTAATTCACTTGCAGTTGAGGGGTTAGTCAAATCGCAGGAGGTAATATATAGCAAGAGCGGTATCAGCAACAGCTAACAAACCTATTCATCTTGTTTATGATATCCAAAAGAATAAATAAAAGGGGTTTTTAACCCCTTTTTTATTTTATTTCTACTTTTTTAGTATTTTTTTCTAAACTTGTTTTGAATTTTACAATTAACAATCCATCTTCTAAAGATGCTTCTATAGAATCAGAATCTACATCATTCTTATGTAGGATATAATGAAATTTGTTCCTACATACATTTTCTTTAAGTTTTTCATTCGTTATTTCCCCTTTTATTTCAAGTCCTTTAGAATTAATTTCTATGTTAATGTTTTCTTTTTTAAACCCGGCTGCTTGAATTGTTAACACGTGTTCTTTTCCTTTTTCATCATAATGATGTTTAGCATTAAATGGAGATTTAATTTTAAATGAATCAAAATTAGTAACTAAATCTACCAACTCTTCAAAATCTTTAAATAAATTTTCTAACTTCATAATTTTAAGTTTTAAGTTTTATAATATCCTTATATAACAAAAATTATGCCATAAAAATTTTGTCATAATTTTAATTTTACTGATTCATCAATTTTTTCTTCCTTATAATAATTCATTAAAGCATCACCAAATACTTGTCCATACTTTTTAAAATCGCCTTGCCATCCATTATAAGGAATACTATAATTTATTCCATCCATTATATCATGATAAATTTTATAAATAAGTAAAATTTGATCTGAAGTTACTGGAATTTTTAGTTGTCCTTCTTTTATTATAGGTTCTTCCCACTTAAAATATTTTAAAATTGCATTCTTTAAATCTTTAAATGCTTCATCTTCATTGGCTATTTGTTCTGTTTCTATTATTGCTCTTTTTATGGCCTTAGAAAGATCATATAAACTATCTTCATTTTCTGATATAAATTTAAAAATTTCTTCTAAATTATTTAATTCTGTTAATATTTCAATATCATTTCTATTTGCCTCTTTTAAAGTTAAATCCTTTAATTGTTTCAAATCAATGTCATTTTCTTTAAATTGTGAAATTGCCCATTCATAATCTACTAAATCTATATCTTCAATAGATATGTGATAAAATAAATCATCTGAATTTCCACTTAATATTTTATCAATCGTAATTAAATCTAAATCTCTATTTTCTTTAAATAATTTTGAAAATGAATCCCACCATTTTACTATAATAAAATAGCCATTTTTAGTTTTGTGTACATCATATGGAAAATCTTTAAGAATTGAAGGCAATAAGATTTTATTGTCATATTGTCCATTTCTATCTAAATCTGCAACTATAGATTCTAAATCATAATTATCTAAATCTATTCCTTTTTCTAATGCTATTTTTAATAGTTTTATATCTATATGAGGTTGTCCAGATATTAAGTTCATTATTCTGTCACCTGAAAGTTTACGAATATTTTTTTGTATTTCTTCTTCAGTTTTAGGCTTAAAAATATCTTTAATATTCTCATTTATAAATTTAGCTCTCATTTTTTTGCACCATATTTTTTTAATAACTTAATTATGTCCTTATGCCCATTCCATGAAGCCATCATTAACGGGGTCCGTCCATCCTTGGCTATGGCATTGACATCAGCTCCACCCTTAAGAAGCAACTCAACTACGTCCTTATGCCCATTCCTTGAAGCCCCCATTAACGGGGTCCTCCCAGCCTTGGTTATGGCATTGACATCAGCTCCACCCTTAAGTAGCAACTCAACTAAGTCCTTACGCCCATTCCTTGAAGCCATCATTAACGGGGTCCACCCATACATGTCTATGGCATTGACATCAGCTCCAGCAAGGAGAAGCAACTCAACTACGTCCTTCTGCCCATACCATGAAGCCATCATTAACGGGGTCCACCCATTCTCGTCTATGGCATTGACATCAGCTCCACCCTTAAGTAGCAACTCAACTACGTCCTTATGCCCATTCTCTGAAGCCCCTATCAATTTAATGTTCTTATCTTCCTGAGACAACTTAGATAGATTTCTAATTATCTCATCTTGTGTCTTAGGCTTTAAGACATCACCAACTAAAGATTCATATACAAATTTTACTTTCATTAATCTTCTTTAAATTCGTTTTGAAACCCCTTATCTTTGTAATTTGGGTCTCTTAATGATTTAATCCACGAATAGTCTCTTATTTCTTTTATAACTATTCCATTTTTAGATGTGTCAATCATTTTTTCTTTAGGGTGAATAATTAAACAATTTTCATCTAGTTTAGCCAAATTACCAATTCCTGCATTTTTAATAACTGAATTATTTACATCACAATTTATAATTTCCCCATTATTAAAAATAAAACATTCATCTATTTTATTATCTTTATCAGCCCTAAGACTTTCTATATAACAATTTGAAATTTTATTTTCATTAACTAAAGTTGATTTTATAATTCTTGAATTTTTTACTTCTGTTTTCCATAATTGACAAGATTCTACTATTCCATGTATTTTAGAATCTACAATATGTAAATTTTTTATTATTGAATTTTTAATTTCAGCATCTTTAATTTGAAATATCCCTTCTTCTGTATCCCAATTGAATTTACATTTCTTGACATCACTTTCTAATATAAGTTTTGCCATAATGTCTCTTATTTGAAACCATTGTGTTTCTATTAAATTAGGATTTTTATTCAAATCAATAAATATTGTAATATCTTTATAAACATCAAAGAATCTTTTGGGGTCATAATAACATTTTCTAAATGTTCTATATTCCTCAGTTAATTTATTTAATTCTTGTACCTCAGAAGGCATGTAATCAGATGTATTTAAAACTTGATATGTTGTAAGTATATAATATTCTAATATTTCATGAATTTCTTTTACTTTTTCTGAATATTTAGGCCCCCCTATATAATTAAAAGTTAATTCTCCTATATTTTGTTCTGTTAAGTCTACCCCATAAAAATGGTCTATTGGAAGTTTAAATTGATTTTTAATATTAACAACATTTGAAACATTAATACTCATATTATAT